TCTCACTGCATTCATCGACGTCCAGCAGAAGCTACTCTTCTATGTGGTCGCTGCGTGGGAGGATGATTTCACCGGTTATGTGATTGACTATGGTTGCTACCCTGACCAGCAGCGTCCGTACTTCACGCTGCGCGAGGCTCGCCAGACGCTGAGCTCCGAAGCGACTGGAACCGGACTCGAGGGATCAATCTACGCTGGCCTCGAATCGCTGACATCGAAACTGCTCGAACGCGAGTGGCAACGCGATGATGGTGCAGCGATGCGGATCGGTCGCTGTTTGATCGATGCCAACTGGGGGCAATCGACGGATGTGGTCTACCAATTCTGCCGGCAGTCCAAGCACGCCGCTGTGATCATTCCCAGCCACGGTCGGTTCGTCGGCGCTTCGAGCTTGCCGTTTAGCGAGTATCGTCGCCGGCCAGGTGATCGCGTAGGACTCAACTGGCGTATCCCGAACGTACATGGCAAACGAGCCATACGACATGTGGTCTACGATACCAACTGGTGGAAGTCGTTTATCAACGCTCGGCTTCGTGTTTCGATGGGTGATCGCGGTTGCCTCTCGCTCTTTGGTACGAACGCCGAAACGCATCGCATGCTCGGCGAGCACCTAACTTCCGAGTACTTCATCAAAACCGAGGCTCGCGGACGGAGCGTTGATGAGTGGAAGCAGCGCCCGGAGCAGCCCGACAACCACTGGTTCGACTGTTTGGTTGGTTCTGCGGTCGCGGCATCCATGCAAGGAGTGATTCTTCCAGGCATCGAAGGTAAAGCTGAAGTCCGTAAGGGACGAATGAGCTTTACTGAAATGCAAAAGCGACGCCGGAGCAAATAGCTCTCCAAGATTGAATCAAAAAAAATCTTCTGGTTCGTCCGTCAATCTACATGTGAACCGGGTATTCCTACAGATAGAAGTCCACGTCTTCATTCTTAGGTAGGCCGATAGCATGTCAGATAACTTGCAAGAGACGATTCGCGAGAGTGCGAAAGCACCCGCTAAGGCATCGGGAGATGCCGGAAGCGTCGAGCAGCACAAGCTCACCGAGCAGATTGCTGCTGACAAGTATCTGGCGTCCAAGGCGGCCGCCTCTAAGCCGAAGCGTGGCCTTCGATTTAACAAGCTCGTGCCACCAGGTGCCGACTAACCGTTCGCGCTTGATTGAGCTTGTTTCTATAGGCAGGGGTGTCGGGTTTAACAGAAGGGATTGATTCACGGATGTTTAAATTGTTGTCAGGGATTCTGAGCAAGAACGGCGATCGTAAAGATCGGTCGCTCGTCCGTGGACGCTCGGCCCGACACCCCTGGTCGTTAGTGAGAATGCTGGGGCGCTACGACGCTGCGACCACCACGATCGACAACGTTCGCCACTGGGCAGCCGCAGACGGACTTTCGGCCAGCGCGGCCAACAGCCCTGAAGTACGCCGCACGCTACGCAACCGTTCGCGTTACGAGGTCGCGAACAACTCTTATGCCCGCGGTATTTCGCTGACTCTTGCCAACGACTGTGTTGGTACCGGACCTCGATTGCAGATGCTGACTGCGGATGCATTCGCAAACCGCTTTGTTGAGCAAGAGTTCTTCGCTTGGGCTGATGCGGCTGGCTTGGCAGAAAAGCTACGCACGATGCGGCTCGCTCGCGTTTCCGATGGTGAATCTTTTGGCTTGCTGACCAGTAACCCAAGAGTCGACTCTCCGGTTCAACTCGATTTGAAGCTCGTCGAAGCCGAACAAGTCACATCGCCCATCTTGGCACTCGACAGTTATCGCTACCTCGATGGCATTCGATTTGATGAGCATGGAAATCCAATCTCTTACGATGTTCTCCGAGGACATCCGGGCGATGACGCTTTCTCGTTGACCGAGAACTATGACACCATCGATGCCAGTTCGATCCTTCACTATTTCCGAAGCGATCGGCCAGGGCAGATTCGAGGTATTCCCGACATAACGCCAGCCCTGCCGCTATTTGCACAACTACGACGATTCACGCTGGCTGTATTGGCGGCTGCAGAGACAGCGGCAGACTTCGCTGGGATACTCTACACCGATGCGCCGGCAGGTGGCGAAGCCGATGCAGCCGAACCGTTCGAGCCGATCGAACTGGAGAAGCGAGCGCTCCTAACGATGCCAGGCGGTTGGAAGATGGCTCAGATGCACGCTGAGCAACCGGCGACCACGTACGCCGAGTTCAAGCGTGAGATTCTTAACGAAATCGCACGTTGTTTGAACATGCCGTTCAATGTCGCTGCCGGTAATTCGTCGGGTTACAACTACGCATCCGGGCGACTCGATCATCAAACCTACTTCAAGTCGATCCGTGTCGAGCAGTCCCAAATAGCTCGCACCATTCTGGATCGCATTCTGTACGCATGGCTGCGCGAAGCGATTCTCATCGAAGGCTATCTGCCTAACTCGCTTCGCACTCTCGACTCGTCGTTCGAGCATCAATGGTTCTGGGACGGACATGAGCATGTCGACCCAGCCAAAGAAGCCAATGCCCAGAAAATCCGCCTCGCCAATCATACGACAACTCTGGCCCATGAATACGCGAGGCAGGGGCGTGATTGGGAGGCGGAACTTAAACAACGCGCGAAAGAGATCTCGCTCATGCGCGAGCTGGGACTCTCGACCGATTCAACTTCACTTTCTCCAGGAGATGTAACGGATGACGAAGACATTGCAGTCGAACAAGCAGAGTGAGGTGGATGCCGAGTCGGTACCTAGCTCGCTGCGAATCGTTTGTGACGATGCCAGTTCGATCAGTTTACAAGCCGCTGAGGCTGCCGAAGAAGGCAAGCCGGCGCTTCGAAAGTTCTCAATGGTCGCTTACACCGGTGGCGCTATGCGTCTTGGTGGCTGGCCTTACCCTGTCGTTGTGGACTTAGCAGGCATGCGAGTGACTCGCAAAGCCCGACCGATCCTCAAGGACCACGATCGCGCAAGTATCGTTGGTCATACCGACGACATCATGGTCGGCGATTCGCGGCTCGAAGTTGCTGGCGTGATCTCAGGGGTGGGCAATACCGCGCAAGAAGTCATCGCCACCTGCGAGAACGGTTTCCCTTGGCAAGCATCGCTCGGTGCCAATGCCGACAAGGTTGTCTTCATACCCGAAGGCAAGACTGCGAACGCCAACAATCGCGAGTTCAAGGGTCCAGTCTACATCGCACGTAAGTCAACGCTCGGCGAAGTCTCGTTCGTAGCCCTTGGTGCCGACGATGACACCGAGGCTCGGATTGCCGCTGGCCAGTCTGGCGATGACGAGGACCTTGATAGCGAACAGGCGGATGACGACAGCACCGATTCCGATGATTCGGAGCTCGACCCGGTAAACGCCAGCCTGGATATGGGCAGCAAGCCCAAGCGTCCTGTCACTAGTGGAGTCGTTTCCAAGATGCGCATCGAAGCCGCTGCTGAATCCAAACGTATCGCCGGCATTCGCAAAGTGTGTGCTGGCAAGCATCCAGAGATCGAAGCTCGCGCCCTTGAAGAAGGCTGGAGCGTTACCAAAACGGAGTTGGCAGTGCTGCGAATCGAACGACCCAAGGCTCCTGATCAACAGGCAAGCCAACCTATGTACCGCCGCGAAGTTCTCGAGGCAGCTTGCTGTCTATCGGTTGGACTCGACGAAACCAAGCTGCTCAAGGCCTATGGAGAGCGAACGCTTAACGCTGCCGACCCACTTCGTCATATCGGCTTGCGTGAACTCGTGGCCGAGTGCGCACGGCTCGAAGGATTCGATGTTCCACGCGTGTTCGGTGATGGTACGGCAACGATTCGCGCCGGCTTCTCGACGCTGTCGCTGCCCGGCATCCTTGAGAACGTCATGAACAAGACGCTTCTGTCTGCCTATGAGTCGACACCGATCGCAGCGTTTGATTTGTGCAGCATCGGAACTGTGAGCGACTTCAAGGAAATCGCCAGATATCGATTGCTTGGTACCGGTGGGTTTGAAAAAGTCGCGCCGGATGGTGAGCTCAAGCATGGCAAGCTTTCCGACCAAAAGTACAGCAACAAGGCTGATACTTATGGCCAGATCCTTGCGTTGACGCGCCACGACATCATCAACGATGACCTCAACGCATTCATGGACATCCCGCGTCAAATGGGTCGCAGCGGAGCCGAGTCGATCGACGACCTGTTCTTCACGCTGCTCCTCAAGAACACCGGGTTCTTCTCCTCGGCTAACGCCAACTTGCTCACGGGTCCAGACACAAAGTTCGGTCCCGAATCGCTCACCGTTGCCAAGACAACCTTCCGCAAACAGAAGGCCGGACCGAGCAACAAAGCCAAGGACCAAAAGCCGATCAACATTCGGCCTGAGTTCTTGGTTGTTCCCGTCGAGATTGAAACCGACGCCGAACTGCTGATGGGCTCTGCGCAATTGATGATCGATGCGCAAGGAACGCCGACCAAGATCCCGGTCGACAACCCTCACCGCAACAAGTACCGCGTCATTTCAACGCCGCACTTGTCGGACAGCTACTACCAGGGAGCCAGCGGCTCGGCTTGGTATCTGTTCGCTAATCCGAATGTGCTGCCGGCATTTGAGATTGTGTTCCTCAATGGTCGACGCACGCCGGTCATCGAACGCGTTGAAATGCCTGCCAACACGCTTGGCATGGGCTTCCGTTCTTACATCGACTTCGGTGTGAACTCGCAAGACCCACGCGCTGCTGTGAAGGTCACCGGCGAGTAAGCCTCGTCTCCTGACCGCTCTGAAACCAACCATTCTTTGTCCTCCAGGATTCCATAGTCCATGCAAGCTCAATTCGTTCATGACGGTAAGGCCGTCGATTTCACTCCCACCGTTGATGTCGCGGTTGGATCAATCGTGATCCAAGGCGATCTAGTGGGGATTACCAAACGCGACATCAAGGCCGGCTCGCTCGGCTCGATCGCGGTGGAAGGTGTCTTTGACATTCCCAAAGACCCCGCTCTGGCAATCGAGTTCGAAGCGGGCACCAAGGTCTACGTCGATGAAGACGGGGCTGTGGTCGCTGACGATGTTGGCACCAAGTATCTGGGCAAAGTCGTCACCGACGCTGCCGCCACTGATTCCTTTGTCCGCGTTCGCCTGAGCCAGTGATGAGACACCGTGAGCAACAACGCACAAATCATAAACATTGGAGCGATCCACGTTGCTGACGGCACGACCGTCGACTTCGTACCTGAGGTTGATGTGCCTGCAGGTTCGATCGTCGTCGTGGGAAAGCTTGTGGGCATCGCCAAGTTTGGGATTGGTGCGGGCTCACGAGGCAGCATCACGGTTCGCGGCGTCTTTGACGTCGTAAAGGACCCAACCACCAATATTCCCGCTGGGACGATCCTTTACTGGTCGCAGATCAGTTGGCATGTGGTCAAGAACGCTTACTCCCATTCGATGATCGGCAAAGCCATAGAGGCCGCGCCGCCAGGCACACTCACAGTCCGCTTACGTTTGAGTCAATAGATGATGGCATCAATCGCAAAAGTAACAATCGATCGAGCTCGCGCAACGCAGTCCTTGCGGATGGCCAATGGTCTAGTCAGCCAATGGCTCTCGGTGGGCGAGTTCCGAAGTTGCTTTTGCGTGGCAAGCCAGTCAGTTCCATCGGCATGGATCATCGAAGGTCGTTTACCCAACGGCGATAACGTCCAACTCGCCAGTTACGAGACCGATTTGTTTGATCCGGCCAATCCACGCTACGTCACGATGAAGGCTATGTGTGGGCTGCCTATTCGATTCGTTGCGGCTACGCCTCAAACGAACGCGCGATTGTGGGTGGTATTCAAAAGTTAGCGACGACTACCGCTGGCCCGCACCAGGGGCACGAGTTGGGCCACGGCTCTCCAAACGATCCCTGCGTTTGCGGTCCAGCGTTAGTTGTCACTTCACAATGTTTCTGTTTTCTCTGCTTAAGGATCCGTGTTCTATGAGAATCGCAATTCACGTCGCCATGTTGGCGATCCTCACTTACCTTGCATCTACTGTCTCAGCACAGGAGGTGGTTTGCAAAGATGGCCAATGTTCGATTATCCAATTGGTTCCTCTCACTGAAGAGATTCAGATCGATACATCCACCATCGAAAGCTCGGCCGCTAGCGATGAGGATCGATTCACCCAAGTCATTCGAGCCACAGTTCGTGTCACCATTAGCGGCGTTTGCGGGAGCGGAACGGTTGTCGGTCGCGATGCAGATGGAAACGCGATCGTTCTTACCAACGCTCACGTAGCGGGCACTCAACGAGGTCGCACCGTTAACCTCGAACGGTGGAACTCAGATGGTTCCGTTGAGCGAGGCCGAGGAGCTATCATCTCTTCCGGATATGGCCGAGGGATGAGCGTCGACTTTGCCTTGCTTAAATGCAACGCTGAGTTTGCAAAAGATGTCCGCCCGATCCCGCTCGCCGACCGTTATCCAACCAAGGGGGCAATGGTCAGCACTTACGGCTGCCCTCGCTGTGAATGGCCTAGCTTGCAAGTGCTTAGCTTGAATCGTAGCGAAGGACAAATT